ACCCGGTCACCCGTGAGCAGGTTGTCGCCGGCACTGTCGAAGCTCAGCCGGTCGAGGCTGGTGTTCACGTCGGCAGGATCGATCTGATCCTGCAGCGCGCTGATCAGCACCGAGGTGGCACGCCTCAGCCTGACGTTGCCCTTGGTGCCGAGGAAGAAGGTCATGCGATCACGCCGCCAGCGAGGAAGTCGCCATCGACCGTGAACTGGATCGGCACGGTCACCAGCTCGCCGGTGCTGACGCCAACCTGCGCGGATGTGATGTAGGCGAAGAACTCCAGATCGTCGGCTGCGTCATCGCTGATGCGCAGGCGAAGCTTCACGCGATCGGTCTCGGTGACGGCACCCACCTTCTGCACCTTGCCGAGCAGTGCGGTGAACTGCGCCAGCGTGGCCGACTCGCCGGCCTCGAGGCGGTAGTAGAGAAGCGTGGCCGAACCGCTGGCGGACTTCAGGCCAGGCGTAAAGGTTGCGGCCGTGCTGTCGATCGCGGTGGTGCTCAGCAGCTCCACGCTGGTCTCCACCGACCAGTCGCGGATCTTCGCCACGGGTTTGTAGGCCGCGCCGTCCCAGAACTCCAGCTTGCCCGTGCGGCCTGTGTAGAAGCCCATGAACGGCGGCCCAGTCTGAAATCAGGCTAGCGAATGGTGAAGCCACTATCCGCGAAAGCCGCGATCAGGCTCAAGGTCTGGCCATCCTGCTGAATGCACGGATGTTCAATGGCTTTCACCGAAACCTGCCCGTCTTCATCCATTTGCACCTCCGTTACACGGAACACCCGCTTGCGGGTGATCGAGGTGCCGAGCACGAACAGTCGGCCGACATAGGGTGCCAGCGCTGAGGCGGTGCCGTTGGTGACGGTCACGCTGTCCAGGCTCACCACAGCGCTGCCGGACTGGTAGACCAGCGCCTTCAGGCCGCTGCCGTTCGGCGCCTGCCCGATCGGCGTGTTGAGCACGCCGCCGGCCTCCACCACGCCGGTGCTCACCTGATCCCACTGGTTCTCGCCGATCGCCACGTAGATGTAGCTGCCGGGCTCCAGCACGCTGTCGGTGGGGAAGGTGGAGAACTCGATCGCGCGACGGATGTGGCGCCGCTGGTTGCAGAGCAGCTTGCCGAACCGGATCGCCTGGCTGCGGTTGGTGACGTACTGGGAGAGATCGAAGGTCTGGCGCACGCTGTTGGCCTCGAGCGCATCAGCGCGGCTCACCTCCACGCTGCGGTTGCGCGGGAAGACGCCATCGATCTCGGTGTCGCGGTAGATCACCGAGGCGATCAGGTCCTGCACGCTGCTGCCGAAATCGAGGAACTCCTCGCGGTAGCTGTCCTCGAGGATGTTGCCTTGGTTGAACAGCGCCGAGATGGTGACCTGCCGTGTGATGTTGCCGGCGTCATCGCAGGGCACCGCCGGCACCAGCGTTTCGCGGCCACCGACACGGCCAAGCTCAAGCAGCGAGAACGGTGCCACGTCCGCCCAGAACTGCCGCCACGGCACCTGCTCGGCGATCACGCCATCCATGAACAACTCGTTCTGACGGCAGAAACGCTTAGCCAGCGCCAGCGCCTGCAGATCGACGCCGCCGATCTTGGCGAACCGGCCGATGCCGTTCTCGCCGTCGAGGATCGTGTCGAGGAAGATGTCGGGCGCGTAGCTGCTGGAGCCATCCGGCTGTGAGGGGTAGGTGCCGTCATCACGCAGGCGGCGCAGCTTCTTGCCCTCGAGCGTGAACACCGACAGCGAGCGCAGGTCTTGGATGCCTTGGCCGCTGTAGGCGTTGAAGCCCAGCAGCGTCAGTCCGTTGTAGAGGTTGGGGTAGTTACTGAAGGCCTCGATGCGCTGCTCCGTCACGGCGCTGATCGAGAACTCGGGTCCACCTTCAAAGCTGAAGCTGGTCTGCGTGTCGGAGCGCACGGAGAACAGCCCCCACTCGTCCACCTCGTAGGGGTTGACGTTGATCGATGGCTTGAGACCTTGCCGTGAGCGCACGCTGCCGAGGAAGGTGAACTGCCCGCCAGCTGGTCCGGGGATGATCTGCACGTCGCCGCTGTTCTCGATGTAGGCGAAGTCAGCAAAGCCGTGAAACTGCATTTCGGCAGCAGGCTCGGCGATCGGATCGAAGCGGAACTGCCAGTTGCCGATGTTGTCGCCGGCCACGAACTTCAGTGACATGAAGTTGTCCACGTCGGCGCCGCGGCGCACGGCGAAGATGTAGGGCAGCCGGCTCCACTCTGCGCCGGTGCGGCGGTAGCGCAGCCAGAAGAAGGCCGCGCGCACCTTGGTGCCGTTGTCGCTGTCGCGGAACCGCTCCACCTTCTCCTTGCCGTACTTCGGCGCACGGCCTTGGATCCGCTTAAACACCTTAGCCTTGAGCGCGAAATCAACCACGCGGCACTCGGTGATCGTCTCGTAGCCGGCCTCCTCCATCTTCACCAGGCACTTGGTGTTGAAAAAGTCGTTCCAGCTGTTCGGATTCTCGAGGTAGCGCTGCAAAAAGCCAATTCTGTTGTTTTTGGTTGTGATCTCGCTGCGCAGGTTGGCGTCACGCGCCGCCATTGCATTCAAATCGAGATTGTTGGCGTCTGCGTAAAGCTCAGCCAGTTCCTTCTGCAGCCGACTTTGCCGCCTTAGCAGAACCTTGCGGTCTTCGCGGAGCGTACCGCCTCTGGGCGTATTGAAGCCATACTCACGAACGGCCCAGTCGAGCTTTGACTGCTGATTCCTCAGGCGCTTGCTCAGAGTCGCAATTCGTACCCTGGCTTCCCTGATCCACTGCCTTCTTCTGTCGATGAACGCCTGGCTGGTGTTGGGTTTCTTCCGCTCTGCGCTGATCTCCTCTTGCCATTCTTCGATCTGGTTTCTTTCGTCGTCTCGGCTCTGGCGAGTGTTTAGCACCCTCTGGGCGAATGGATTGATGCGATCGTCGAAGATGTCACCGTCATCGTTGAGTATGCTGTCGATCTCGGCAGCAGTCCAACGGTTATCTCTTAACTCTTCAACCAGACTGATGAGCGAATCAATCTCATTGAGCTTTGCACTGATCCCATCGCCAACGCCGGGCTTGAGGATCGATTGATTGCGCAGCAGCTCATCGTTCAGCGTTTCAATTTCACCCTGCAGCTTGATGATCTCGTTTTGTGCTTCGCGGCCGTTCTTCTTGAAGTCTGTGGTGCCGTAGTCCTCGATCGGGCAGATACCAGCCTCGATGCACTCCATCGAGACCCGCATGGCGCCGTCCTCCAGCTCCACGTTCTTGATCGGTGCCGCCACGCGGAACTTCGCGCTGCCGAGCTTGTAGGTGCTGGCCGCGTCGATGTAGCTCGAGAGCGTGCGGCGCAGCTCCTTGGCCGCGCGGGCGGTGTCGCTGCCGCCTGAGCTGATCTGCCGGAAGATCAGCGTCATGCGCTGCCCGACCGGGACTGTGGGACGCGCGTCGTTGAGCACGTTCAGTGGCCAGTAGCTCTCCAGCCCGGCGATCTCCACGCCAAGCGGTGCGTCCTTCTCCCTGCCATCCTCATCGCGGTCGATGTAGACCACGTTGATCGGGATCGGCGCGAAGACACCGAACCGCGTCATGGTGCTCGGCGAGAAGGCCTGGCTGAAGCCGTCCTGATGATTGTCGCCGATCAGCGTCGGCCGGTAGGCGATGCTGCTGGCCGCCTCGCCGATGCGCGTCGGGTCGCTCTCATCACCGCGGATCAGATCGGAGAACCGCAGCGGCCGGTTGGCGCCGAGATACGCCCAGGTCTTGCCGGCTGCCAGCTGACGGATCGGGGTCTGGCCGAACGCGATCCGGCCGGGTCCGATGCGCTGGATCTCAGACGCGCCGATCACCACCAGCATCTGCATAAACTGGCTCGAGCCCTCGCTGTGGACAGCCGACCACACCAGCGAGCTTGCCACGCGCACGCCGCCGGTTGGGTTGTCGTCCACGTTGCAGTAGACGAGGTTCACCGGGTCGCCGTACTTGGCCAGCTCCTGCTGTGAGTTGAAGCCGAACCGCGGGGCGAACACCTGATCACGGCGCTGCCGCTGGTTCTTCTGCTCCATCTCCGGCTTCGGAGCGAGCAGGTAGCTGACGGCCTGCAGGATGATGCCGACCACCGCAAGGATGATCGAGATCGGTTCAGCGCGCAGTTCCTGCAGCTTCTCCTCACGCGATCGCGTGAAGTCGTGCTGCACCGCCAGAAACTCGAGGTATTCGTCCTCTGAGACCTTCAGGATCTGGATGAGCTCGTGCTCATAGGGCAGCAGCTTGCGCGTCATCGATCCATCCAGAAGTAGCGCGCCACGCCATCAGGCAGCGGCGCCTGTACGACATTCTGCCCCGGCCCGATGAACAGCAGCGCCCGGCCAAGGCAGGTGCCGAGCGCTGTGCCGCTACCGGCCGGCAGCAGTGCCACCGCGCCGCGTTGGGGTCGCTTCAGCGGGCTGCCGTGCTCGAGCACCCAGCGCACGATCATCGAGCGCGGGAAGGTCTCCTCGCTCCAGTCGCTGTAGACCCACTGGAAGCGCTCGCGGTAGCTGGTGAGCCCCAGCCGGTCGCGCACCTCGCACGCCAGCTGGAAGCAGTCGGTAAGCCCGCTGCCATCGCCCGGCCGGTGTCCCCAGCCGTAGCCGAGACCCACCAGGTCATTCATCGCAGGTAGAGCTCCGAGTTGAGCGGCAGCGGTCCCACCATGTCGCGGGTGAAGCTGCGGCCGGGAAAGCTCGAGCCCACGCTGTCGATCGCCGAGCGGAAGCGCAGCTCGATGGTGGTCTCGCTGAAGCTGGCGCCGAGGCCGATGTAATAGTCGGTGGCGGTGTTGGTGATTGTGCCGGCAGCGTTCAGCCAGGCGGTGGTGAGGGTGAGCTCGCTCAGCCGGTTGCCGTTGCCGCGCTCCACCAGCACCAGCGCGAAGTCCACATGGGGGAACAGCACCTGCAGCTGCGCGTTCTCGCCGTTCAACGTGGCCAGCGCACCTTCGGCGCGAAATGGCGCGAAGAAGTAGCTCTCACTCTGCAGGATGGCGGTCTGCGCCACGAAATAGTTCTGGTAGCGGTGTGTGACGCCATCGGTCGTCAGCAGCTTGAAGAACTGGCAGATGCGGATCTCGGCCATCAGAAGTCGAGCTCTCCGATGAGGGTGATCGAGACACGGCTGCGGCCGGTGTAGACCGACTGCACCTCGGGCGGCCCGGCATACTCCCAGCGGATGCTGGTCGGTGCCTGGATGTAGCCGCGCAGCGTAGTGGTCATCCCGGCGAACAGGTCAGCCGGCAGCGTGAAGCGATCGAAGCCACCGCTGGATCCGTTGTAGTGCGCCAGCAGCTGCTCAGTGGTGGCGTCCGGGATGTTGTCGAAGCCGAGCTGCAACTCAAATCCGCTGGGACGGCTGCCGAAGGCGCGTTTCACGGTCGCACCCGACAGTGCCCGGTAGGTCTTCACCGGGAAGGTACCGAGCTTGAAGGCTCGGGTGGTCGGCTTGATCCGGGGGAACTGCTCAGCCATCAGCGCAGCCCCACACGGGTTCGGGTGGACGGGCTCTGCTGCAGTTTATCGAGCGTCATGGTCATTCCACGCTTCGCACCGTCGCGGGATGCAGCGCGCCGGGTTTCGGCCATGGCGGCCTCCAGCTGATCGCGGCTGACGTATTCGACGCCGCCGATGTTGGTGCTCTGGAAGCTCATATTGAGCACCG